CCTAATACTTGTCTAGAGGTAATGGGAAATATATGCAGCTCCATTGTTCAAAAGATGATGTACTTTATGTTTTTATTTTATTGTACTCATTTTAGGACACGTAAAGAAATATATATTTCCTTGCTTCTCATTTATATTGCTTATCGAAATGGAGTGTTTGCAATGGATGATAACCAACATGATTACGATCCTTATAGTTATTTATCCTACTTCATTTCTTTCATACTCTCCCTATTTTGGCGTTATCATATCTTTGAACCCCGTTTTCGTGTATTTCAAGATGTTTGTGTTCAAGGCTCAGATTTCTCTAAAATAGCTATTGGTGCAGGATATCAGCTTTTGCGTGATTATGATGAACCTTGCTCAGGCAAGGATTGCATGATCTTGGCTGGACCTACCAATGGACCACCACCAAACATGGCCCGCTCATGTATTCATAATGAACTTCGTTCAATTATAAATCGTGCGATAAAGGAACAGGTTAATCCTGAACCCGGGTTTTGGCATCGTGCATGTCAAAGATTTCGAAGTACTGATCTTTATAAAACGCTCGTTGGACAGAGAGTCCAGTGGGTAAGTTTTGAAGATTGGGTTAATCGATTTCCAGGTGCGAAACGACGTAACCTTATGAAGGCTTACGAAGAATTGCGCAGTGATGGTTATGGAGTTGGTTCTAAAGACGCCTACAAAACATTTATTAAGCGAGAACACGTTTTGAAATATCCTTTTGACCCCAGGACTATACAAGGTACGAGTTTGAGATATCAAATTTATACTGGCCCGGAGGTTTATGCAATTTCAAAACATCTATCTAAGTGCTTTAGTTCTAATAACTATTGCACACCTATTTCAGTTACATACTCATCGGGGTTAACAGCAGAAGCCCTAGGTGCATGGTTTCAGAAACAGGTTGATGATGGTCTTACGTGGTCTATTGAAGCGGATGTTAGTAGGTGGGATGCGGCGGTTTGTGATGAGGCTCTAGATGTCGAGTTTACCATATATCGAGAGATGTTAATTAGACAGGTCACACTCGAATATCTAGAAGAACAACACAAAACAGTCGGATATACCAGACATGGTATTAAGTATTTTTGTCGAGCTACTCGTAAGAGTGGCACCAACAATACTAGTGTCG